GAAGCCTTAGAAAAAGCATTAGGAGTTGTAACAACAGCCTGCAAATCTGTAGGAATATCTAGATCAACTCATTATTTATGGATGGAAAATGATCCAGAATATCAAAAATTGGTAATTGATCTTCAAGATGTAGCATTAGATTTTGCTGAATCTAGGCTTTTTAAATCTATCGAAGGTGGATCTGATACAGCAACAATTTTTTATTTAAAAACAAAAGGTAAAAGAAGAGGCTATGTCGAAAGGCAGGAGATCACAGGAGCAGACGGCAAGAAAGTTTTTGAAGTCACTATTTTAGATGACAGCGAAAAGCATTAAGACAAATAAAGTATTTAGGCACCTAGAAACTAGCAAAGCTAAGATAATAGTAGAGCAAGGTGGAACTAGATCAGGGAAGACCTACAATATCCTTCTTTGGATCATTTTTTCATATTGCGAAAAGAACACAGGGAAGATCATCACTATCTGTAGAAAGACATTCCCTGCTTTGAGGGGTACTGTCATGCGTGACTTCCTGCAAATCCTCAAGGATCATGAGATCTACTCAGAGGATCTGCACTCAAAGACAGCAAACGAATACAGGCTAAATGGCAATGTAGTAGAATTCATATCCCTTGATATGCCTCAGAAAATCAGGGGTAGAAAGAGGGACTTGCTATTTGCAAATGAGGCCAATGAACTAAGTCAGGAAGATTGGCAGCAGCTACTTTTCAGAACGAATGAGAAGGTGATCCTAGACTATAACCCTTCAGAAGAATTCCATTGGATCTATGACCAAGTACTGACTAGATCGGATGTAGAATTCTATCAGACCACCTACAAAGACAACCCCTTCCTGGGGGATGTAATCAAGCAAGAGATTGAAAGACTCAAGGAGATAGATGAAAACTATTGGAGAGTCTATGGCCTTGGAGAAAGGGGACAAAGCAGAAGCCTTGTGTACACCTTCCAAACTTGTAAGGAGATACCAAAGGAGGCAAAACTAGTTTCCTATGGGCTTGACTTCGGATTCTCAAATGATCCTACATCTTTGGTAAGAACCTATCTTCTAGGTGATGATATGTACACAGAAGAACTGATCTACCGAACAGGCATGACCAATCAGGACATAGCCAATGAGATGAAGGTGCTAGGCCTAGATAGAGCCACCGAGATCTTTGCAGATTCAGCAGAGCCTAAAAGCATTGAGGAGATCTATCGAATGGGGTGGAATGTAAAGCCTACCATCAAGGGAAGCATCAATCTAGGGATAGACACTATCAGGAGGCATAGGCTTCATGTAATGGAAGGCAGTTTCAACATGATCAAGGAACTCAGAAACTACAAGTATATAGAGGATAAAAACGGGCAGATCACCAATAAGCCTGTAGACAATTTCAACCATGCCTTGGATGCACTCAGGTATTCGGTGGTGAATAAGATCACGAACAGCCACCTTGGGAAGTACTCTTTCAGATAAATACACGAAACCAAATAAATATATTTCTAGCTATGTGGGATAAACTTACAGTAGGTCAATTCATCAGCATCTATGATATCGAATTAAATGCGAATTTGAATATCATTGAGAAGCAACAGAAGATGCTTTCCATTGTGGAGGGGAAGCCTGAAAGCTACTATGACAATTTCAAGTACAGAGACTTGATCAGCGAATACGGGGAGAAACTTTCTTTCTTTGACAATATGCCTGAAGCGAAGCCTGTGGACTTCTTGCAGGTAGGGGATAAGCGGTACAAGTTTGTGCATGAATTGCACGAGATCACAGCAGGTCAGTACATTGATATCCTAGCATTCAGTGGGGAGATCATGCAGTTGAATAAGATAGCTGCCTGTTTCTTTCTACCTATGGAAGGCAAGAGATATCAGCCATATGGGAAGATTCCTCATGATGTGGTGGCGGAAGATTTGCTAGATGCAAAGTTCCTAGATGTGTACGGGTGTATGCTTTTTTTTTGTCAATTATTCAACGAATTAATAGCAGATACAATAATCTCCTCAATGACAAATCAGGAACTAGCGAAGAAGGCAGTGGATTTATGGAGAGATGGGGGTGGGTCTATTCCACTAAGCAGGTGGCAGACTTCCAAAATATTAGCGTAGCACAAGCCTTTGATTTGGCAGTAGTAGAGTACCTGAATACATTGGCATATTTAAAAGATTATAACAAGGACAAAGAATTACAATATAAAAAATGGTCGTTGCAAAACAAGATAAAGTAGATGGATTGATCAATGTAGGAGGCTACAGGCTAAAAGGAAATGAACTTGTAGTAAAGGCTGAAGAGATACTTCTTCAGAACATTGAATCTGCTTTGTTTAGGCTAGGACTTAGACTTGCTGATAATCTTGAGATGAATGCACCAATGGGTGCTACAGGGAAACTCAAGTCTACATTTGGTCAGCCTGTAATTAGAGAAACAAAAACAGGGTATAGTATTGAGATTAAAACTGATGCATACTACTTTGACTATATAGATAAAGGGGTGAGGGGTGTTGATCATGAATTGAAAAACAAAAAGGTATACCCAAATGCTAAAGGTAAATTTTACCAATTTGAAACCTACTTCATGCCTCCTAAAGCCTTGAAGGAATTAGAGGGATGGATGCAAAGAAAGAATATAGAAGTAGAAGCAAGGAATATGAGAATATCAGCAGGGGATGAAAAGTTGAGGGGTAGAAGGATGCTTCCACAGATTTCTAGTTCAGCCCAAAGAATGGCCTACTACATCAAGAAGTATGGTATAGCAGGAACTAATTTTATTCAAAAATCCATAGACCAAGCCAAACCTGAATTTGACATAGACATTCAAACAATAGGGGCAGATTCCCTTGTTTTAAAAGTAAGAAAATGATAACACTCACACAGCCATCCATCAGCATCCTTCCTGCTTTCAATAGGATTAATTATCAGATAGTATCTACGAATGCAAACGAGGTAGGCTTCAAATATGTGGTCAAGGTCTATGACGGGAATGATGACCTGATCACTACTGCATACTATGACAGCCCTGCTGATCCTTCTGATGCTGTGGAATTTGATGTATCCAAATTTGTAAGTACTCAATTCACCTACACCAAGGGATTCTATGAGACTGCTACTTCTTCAAGTTCTACCAATGTCATCAAGGGATATTACCTGAAGTGCTATGAGTACTATGAGGTAGATGGGGACTATGTGATAGTCCTAGCAAGTGAAGTAGTGAGTGAAACCAAGTACGCTTTTGCAGGTGCTTTCCCTTTGCTTGAATTGAAGAATTGGTATGCAGATCACGCTAAGTATTGGGGATCTAGCAATATTATCTACAAGCCTTTGACAGCATGGGATACTATCAAGGTAAGGGAGACAGATGCTCAGGTATTCGGCTTCATAAATACAGGGCTTTTGACAAATGTAGAACTATTGGTAACCTACAATAACGCTACTACACAGACCTACTATATCACACCTACAGCAGTAGTAACTCCTAGCATTACCTACATTCAAATCACACCTTTGACCTATGGAGGCAATGTGGCATCTATTCAACTATTTGTAAATTGGAATAACGGATTTGCAAGAAGGTACAAATTTGCTACCCTATATACTCAATCTTGTGGAAGATACGATCCTATGCGGATAGCCTATCTAAACAAGTACGGTGCTTTTGATTTCTTTAACTTTGATCTAGTGAATAAGACTAGTTTTCAGATTGAAAAGAAAGGATATGAGAGAAACTACTCTGGTGATATTTATGAAGCCAATGGGATAGTAGTAAAAAATATTAATCCTATCTACTTCACAAATGAGACTCAGACCTGGAAGATAATTTCAGACTATGTGAACGATCTACAGGCAGAACTTCTACGGGAACTATACTCTAGTCCTTTGGTCTTTTTGAATGTGGTGAATGATAACTATATCACTCCTTCTTGGATACCTGTCAAGCCTTCAGCTACTAGCTATGAAGTAAAGAAAACGGCTTCAGATAAATTGTTCAACATTGAACTAGATGTAGAATTTCAACTTTCTAACCCAAGACAGGTGATATGAGTGCTAGACTATTTGTAGAAGGAATTGAGGCAGATACCCTAGGTGATATTGATGTAGACTTCACCTTCTCTGTGGCTGATGTCACGGATATTGAGAGGCGAAATACATCCTATTCCAAGACTATTATCCTGCCAAACACGGCAAAAAATCAAAGCCTTTTCGGGAATATCTTTGATATCTCTGTGAATAATGACTTCTATGAAGAAGATGTCAATATTGGGGTAAACTTTAACCCTGCTAAACAGGCACAAGCACAGATCTTCCTTGAAAATGTCAAAATATTTGATGGAGTTTTAAGGATGATGAAGATAAATTCCAAGGCAGGAGATATCACTTATGAGGTGAATATGTTTGGTAGGCTTCGGGATATCCTCCACGAATTAGGGGATAAGACTCTAGCAGATCTAAATTTTGCAGACTATGACCATGTTTGGAATAGAACCAATATTGAGAACTCATGGAATCGTACAGAGTGGGTAGAAGGAGCGCAGAACTATGTCTATCCTTTGGTAGATTATGGCTATTCAGTTGACTCAATCACCTACCCGATCAAGAACTTCAAGCCTGCTGTTTTTGTAAGTGAGATATTGAAACGGATCTTTGCAGAGGCAAACTTTCAAATCACAGCACCTTTCTTCAATAGCTTCTATTTTAGAAAGCTACTTCTGATCACAGCGGAAAAGACCATCACTAGGGAAAGCACTACATTACTCAATCAAACTCCAAACCTTCTTCAGATAAATGTCACAAATGATCCTGACTATTCTACCATACTGCGCTTTAGTTCGGTGGAGGCTTCAGGATTTACTATCTCTGAACTAGGTTCAAAATTCACATGGACTAAGGCACAGCCTTTGAACACGGGATTGAATTTGAATCTTAGAGTAAATTTGACTGCGCTTCAAGCCTACACAGATAATGTTTGGACTATCTCTGTTTTGAAGAATGGATCTGAGATTCTATATTCTTCTAGGAATGTGACCTTCATTCAACAGGGTCAATTATTTGTTTGGGATGTAGCTATCACCGGAGGAATTGACCTAGCACAAAATGACTATTTTCAGATCAGGCTTACAGGTGAAGTGGCAGGAGGAGGAGGATATGGGGTAAACTTAGAAACGCAGGTAGTAGTAGCACCTATGGGATCATTCAAGATAGGGAATACTGTCCCTGTCGCTGTAGAACTTGAGGAAGGGGATATTATGAAGATAGGCTATACATTGCCAAAATCTTTGAAGCAGAGGGATTTCTTGAAGTCTATCATTTCAATGTATAACTTATACATAACGCAGGATAGATTGCGGAGAAATGTCCTAGAGATAGTGCCATATAATGAGTTCTACCAAACCTTCAAGGATCAGGCATTAGATTGGAGTGACAAGCTAGATCAAAGCCAAGACATCACCATTACACCACTTTCAGAATTGACTGCAAAGGAATACAGACTCACCTTTGATGATGATAGTGACTATTGGAGTACTTCCTATAAGACCAAATTCAATGAGGCATACGGGGAAAGTAGAACGATTATAGATAATGACTTTGTACTAGATACCAAGACTGTTAAGGTGGTATTCAGCCCCCCTGTAATGCGTGAACAGGTAGCAGGTAGAATCATGATTCATCTTTACAAAGTAGAGAATGGGGTGAAAGTACCTGATAACTTCAAGCCTAGAATAGCTTATTGGAAGCCACAGGTAGAATGCCCTTCTTGGAATATTGGATACACTACAGGGAATATAGCATACACTACCTATCCTTATGCAGGTCACTTAGATGATCCTATTGAGCCTTCAAATGATGTGCTATTCTCTTTCCCTAGGGAAGTCTATTTCTCTGTTGGTTTATATCCACAAAATAGCAACCTATACACGGGATACTATGAGGGGCTAATCACTTCGATAGGTGATAGGAATAGCAGGCTTTTAGAAGGCTATTTCTACCTAACTCCTACAGATATTTCAAACCTTGATTTCAGGAAAATCGTGAAGGTAGGCAATCACTATTTCCAACTTGAGAAGGTGGATAAATATAACCCTATTGCAAACGGGTTAAGCTATGTCTCCCTATTCAAGATACTTAGAAATGTTAGCCCTGTGGACTATGACTACATCCTTCTTGAGAATGATGCTTACATGTTGCAGGAAAACGGGTCTTCAAGATTTTATATTTAAAAAGTATGGCAGATAAGAGAATAAGTCAACTGATTGAAAGGGTAGACATTGCAAATAATGATGTACTTCCTATAGTAGCAAGTGGTGCTACCACTACCAACAAAGTAACTGTTTCAACCTTGCAAGATTGGATGCAAGAGAACCTAGATGTAGGGGTCACTTCTGTAGGTCTATCTATGCCTTCCGCTTTTACGGTTTCCAATAGCCCTGTAACTGCTTCAGGAAATATCTCTGTAACGGGTGCAGGTACTGTCTCTCAGTACATCCGCGGTGATGGTAGCCTTGCAGACTTCCCTTCTTCTACCGGTGGCGGATCTTCGGTATCTTACTACTTAAATGGTTCGGTAAACCAAGGAACTATTGGAGGTGTAGCGTATAGAGAACTAAGCAAATCGCCAATCATTGGAGCAGGGACTGAATTTACTATCAATGCCAACGGATATATAGCTTCATTCATTACAGATGCAGGTGATCCTAGTTTACTTGAAATCCCAGGAGGAAATTGGAATTTTGAAACCTATCTTTCTGCTTCTTCAGGTGGTGGAAGTCCTAGCTTTTATGTAGAACTTTACAAGGTAAGTTCAGGTGGTACAGCTACCTTGATAGCGTCTAATTCAGGAAGCCCTGAGTTGATAGCTTTTGGAACTACCATTAACCCATATTTCTCAAGTTTGGCAGTTCCTACTACTACTCTAGCCTTGACAGATAGGCTTGCTATTAGGTACTATGTGACTCACTCAGGTAGAACTATCACATTACACACAGAAGATAATCACCTCTGTCAGATCATTACCACATTCACCACAGGCTTAACAGCCTTGAATGGGTTAACTGCTCAAGTTCAGAACTTTGCTACAGGTACTAGCGGATCTGATTTCAATATCTCAAGTTCAACTTCTACCCACACCTTCAATCTACCTACTGCATCATCTACGAATAGAGGTGCTTTGTCTTCTGCTGATTGGGTAACATTTAACGGAAAGCAAGATGCAGGAAACTATGTGACTACTGATACTACTCAGACTATCACAGGAGCAAAAACCTTTTCAGGTTCTTCCCTTAGATTGGCTGCAAATGGAAATGCCGATGCGGTAGTTTTGCGTAATGTCTCAGGCACTACAGGATCAGATGCAGGGGCTACTACTATCGGTTTCAATGGATCAGATAATATCTTTGTAAACACCCAAAGCAGAGGCGGTTTTATACTCGGTTTCAATAACTCAGTAGCGAACAGAGAATATACCCTTCAGGATGCCTCAGGTACTTTGGCTTTCACAAGTCAAATCCCTACTAATCCTGTAGGCGGCACAGGTACTACAAATCAGATTCCTAAATTCACAGCATCTAGCACTATAGGGAATTCTAATCTATCAGATGATGGTTCTGCGGTAACTTGCTCAACTGAGTTAAGGGTATTAGGTGCGCTAAATGGTACAACGGCTTCATTAACTTCAACAGGTACTCACCTTTCTTTAATCCGTAATACATTTAACACCTTCACTTTTGCGGTTGGTACAGCCTCTGGAATTAGCGGTCTATTAATTGGTAATAATACAGCAGGAACTACTCCTTTGATTATTAATCAATCAAATGGAGCAGTAACTCTCTCAGGTGCTTTAAACGGGACTAGTGCTACTTTTAGTACTACTTCAGGTTTTGGAATAAATAATAAATATACATCTGAAAATTTAGAGTTGTTTTTTGGTACTGTTGCAGGTGGTAAAATTGGTATTCAAGCAAAGGTCATAAGTAGCGGAAATACTTATCCTCTTTTTTTGAGTCCTCAAGGAGGTGGAATAGATGTAACAGGTGCAGCTACCTTCTCAAGTAGCGTGACGGCTAAAAGTCTAAAAGTAGAAAATACAGGTACTGCTTCATTCCTATATTTTAATAACACCTCTGCTCCTGCTTCAAATTACATAGCCCTTGGAAGTGCAGCAAATGAGATGTACTTTCAGGTAAATGGTGCGGACAGATTGGTAATTAAGGACAACGGCAACGTAGGCATAGGCACGGCTAGTCCTATGTCTTTTGGAGGTTTTACAAACTTGACTATTGCAAGTTCTACAACTACAAATCAGGCTGCACTATTCTTAGTAAATTCAAACGCAAGTATTCGGGGATCATTCTACACAAATGGCAGCACAAATGTAAGGCTTGGAACGGCTACTTCTCATGATTTGCTTTTTGATACTGCAGACACCGAACGAATGCGCATCACTTCGGGGGGGTACTTGAAGGCTACTAGTGATGGAACTTATGTAGCATCTGGAAGTAACTTTCATGAAATGACTGCTACTGCAAATGGAACAGATCTTTTATTGATAAGACATAAGGGTACTGATCCTTATGGTTTTGAAATGCAATTTTCTGGAGCAACTCCAAATAATGGAACAAACTGGTTTCAATATTTTCAAGATGCTACAGCCGCAAGATTTATAGTTCGTTCAAACGGAGGTTTACAAAACTATCAAGCAAATGATGGAAACCTTTCGGATGAAAGAACAAAGAAAGACATTGAGCCTCTTGAATCTTATTGGGATAAATTTAAGGCTATTGAGATAGTTAAATTCAAATACAAAGATCAGACTCATGATGATTTTAATATCGGGGTAATTGCTCAGCAAGTTGAAGCGGTAGCACCTGAATTTGTAGATGTAGATGGATGGGGTAAGCCTGAACTAGATGAAGAAGGTAATGAGATAGTAAGCGAAGAAGAGCCTTTAAAATCTATTTACACGGCTGATCTTTATCATGCTACTATCAAAGTACTACAGGAAGCAATGGCAAAAATAGAAAAACTAGAAGCAGAAATAGATTCACTTAAAACCAAATAAAAACAAATGAAAATCACGCTAACAGAAGACCAAATCAAAATGCTTGAGCAATGGGCAAACGAATTGCCTACCAAGTACGGGATGTCCTTCATCCAATTCCTAGCACAGCAAGTGAAGGAGCAGAACCCGAAGGAAGAAGCAGAATAAAAAATGGGGAATCAAAACGATTCCCCAAACCTTTAAAAACCCAATCCAATGGCTGAAGAAAATAAAATCATTTTAGATGCGGATGTTAAACCACTTAAGAAACAATTAAGGGAAGCGACACAGGAATTACAAGTAGCACGGCAGAGATTCGGTGAGTTCTCTGATGAGGCGGTACAGGCTGCCCAAAAGGTGGCTACTATTCGTGACAGCATTGAAGATGCAAATGAGGCAGCACAGCTATTTGATCCAGGGAAGAGATTTCAGGCATTGACTACGGCAGCCTCCACAGCAGCAGGAGGAATTGCAGCAGTTCAAGGTGCAATGGCTTTATTCGGATCTGAATCACAGGATGTAGAGAAAGCACTCCTAAAAGTTCAGTCTGCAATGGCCTTATCTCAAGGCCTTTCTCAGTTGAAAGATATTGGAAAGGTAGGTGATCAGTTAAGCATCACTTTCAAAGGCCTTACAGCAGGTGCAAACGGCTTTAAAAAGGCTTTGATCACTACAGGTATCGGTGCTTTGGTAGTAGCTGTAGGCCTTCTAGTAGCCTATTGGGAAGACATCATGGCCTTGGTAGGTGGTGTAAGCAAAGAGCAGAAAGACTTGAATGCAGATACCTTAAAAGACCTAGAAGCACAGAAGGAAAAACTTGATGCAATTGATGGCCAAACCAATCAGCTAAAACTTCAGGGCAAATCTGAAAAGGAAATCCTTGACTTGAAAATAGCCCAAACAGATGAGGCTATCAGGGCAGCGGAGATAAACCTTCAGAATGCACAGGCTACCAAGGACGCACAGGTACAAGCAGCGGAAAGAAATAAAGCAATTCTTGCAGGTCTATTGAAGTTCATGTCATTCCCATTGACAGCAATCCTTGGGAGCATTGACTTAATCACAAAAGGATTGAGTGCTATTGGTGTATTAGAGGAATCTACTTCTTTACTAGATCAAAGCACTAATTACCTTGCATCTTTTGTCTTTGATCCTGAAGCAGTAGGTGAAGCAGGTGATGCTACTATCAAGGAAGCACAGGCAGGACTAGATAGATTGAAAGAGCAAAGAGCAGGATTTACACTATCCCAACAGGAAGCGGAAAAGGCAGCAGGTGAAAAGTCAGCAGCGGAAAGAGAAAAACAGGCTAAGGCAGAAGAGGAAGCACTTGCTATTTTACAGGAGGCAAAGAATAAAATGGAGGAGCAGCAGGTACAGGATAGACTTGCCGTAGAAAAATCTTACCAAGAAAAATTTGCTAAGTTAAGAGAAGCAGGGATCGAGGATGACGGCAGTCTTGCAGAAGCGCAGAGAAGAGATCTTCAAGCGATTGATGACAAATACAACAAGGAGAATGCTGAGAAAGAGGCTGAATTCCAAAAGCAATTAAATGAGATCCGGACTCAGATTAGGCTTGAAGGTATTGTGGATGAAAACGAAAAAGCAAGAGAGCAGATCCTAATCGAGTTTGAAAAGCAGAGACAGGAGATACTTGAGAATGAGAAATTCACAGCGGAACAGAAAACTGCACTCGTATTGGAGTTAGCCCAACAAGAGCAACAATCACTTGCAGCACTTCAGTTAACCATTGATCAACAAAAGGCTGCGGAGGATCTAGCGGAACTTGAAAGAGAGATGGCACAGGCTGATCTATCATTCCAAATTCAAAGGGATTTGCTAGATCAAAAGGAAGCACTTTTAACAGAGCAATTAGAAGCAGGTCTTATTACAGAAAAAGCCTATACGGAGGCGATCAGGGAAAATGTCGATGCAAGGATAGAGTTGGATAAGAAGGAAGCAGATGCTAAGTTGGAAAACGCTGCCCGGGTATCCGGTCTACTTGCCGGAATATCCGATCTAGTTGGGAAGAATACTGCTGCCGGTAAAGCGACTGCTATTGCAGCAACAACTATTGACACTTATCTTGGGGCGCAAAAGGCTTATGCTTCTCAGTTAATACCCGGAGATCCATCTTCCCCTATAAGGGCTGCCATTGCTGCTGCAATCGCTGTTGCCGGTGGTATAAAAAATGTTAGGGCGATCGTACGAACTCCTGTTCCCGGTGGAAAAGGTGGTGCATCTGCACCGGACATTTCTGCTGCTGCACCACAGGTGGCTTCTGCTGTACCTACATTGGGTTCAAGCCCTGTTACAGCACTTGGTCAGGCTATGCAGAATCAACCTCCACTTAGGGCTTATGTGGTAGAAAGCGAAGTTACCGGTACTCAGAAGAGGGTAGCGGATATTGAACGAAGAGCAGGTTTTTAATACTTAAAGACATGGATAAGAAACTACCACTATATGAAATGATGATAGGTGATTCTATTCAGGATGATGAAGAAGTTGACTTCATTGCCTTAGTAGAATACCCTGCGATTCAGAAGAACTTCCTTGCTTTCAAGGATCAATTTGTAGAACCTGCACCAAACGAATCAAAGGAGGACTTCCTTCCTAGATGCATTGAATATGTGATCAATGAAGGTAAGGAGTCAGAACAGGCTGTGGCTATTTGTTCCAATCTTTGGGAAGGTAGATTCCAAGAAGAATCCTACAATGACTACCCACAAAGTGCAAAAGATAATGCAGAGCGTGGAATCCGTTTGAATGAAGAACTAGGTAACAAATGTGCTACTCAGGTAGGAAAGGTCAGAGCAACTCAGATCATGAAGGGTGAAAATCTATCAAGGGAAGTAATTCGCAGGACTTATTCCTACCTTAGTAGGGCAGCAGAATACTATAACCCTGAAGATACAGAAGCCTGTGGGACTATCTCCTACCTTTTATGGGGTGGTGAGCCTATGCTCAGATGGGCAGAAAGCAAGATGAATCAGGAAGACTTCCATGCGGTAGGCTTCAACAAATTCAACATCCAAAATCCTGAGCAGCGGATCGTGACAGGTGCTTTGATGATTGCAGATTTGCCGATCTACAGAAGGGATGGAGATGAAGAATACTATGTGACTTTCTCTGCTGCCGAGATCAAAAAGATAGTTCAAAGATTCTTCAAGAAAGGCTATCAATCTAGGGTAAATGTAGAACACTCTACCCCTGTAGATGGTGTATTCATGTTTGAATCTTACATCATTGATCGGGAGAAGGGCATCATGCCTCCTAAAGGATTTGAAGATATCTCAAATGGATCTTGGTTCGGATCTTTCAAAGTGGAAAATGATAAGATTTGGGAAGAGGTGAAGGCAGGTACTTTCAAAGGATTTTCTGTGGAGGGACTTTTCCGATATGAGAAGACCAATAAAGTGGTGACAGAGGAAGAGCAGATCATGCAACAGATTTTCAAAATCCTAGCACAAATTGAACATTAAAAACCTATTCAATATTTACAATTATGAACGCAAAAGAAGCACTAGTAGAAATTAAAAAGCTACTTTTCTCAGAAGCAGAAAAGGCTGCTGCCTTCGCAATGACTGAAGGTAAGCTAGTAGATGGCACAGTAGTAGCCTATGACCTTGAGACAGGTGAGATCTTTGTAGTAGGAGCAGAAGGTGAATCAATCCCTGCACCTGTTGGAGAGCATCAACTTGAATCAGGTGAGATCGTAGTAGTCCTTGAAGAAGGTAAGATTGCAGAGATTAAGAAAGCAGAAGAAGAGCCATCTATCGAGGTTGAGATCGAAGCATCTGCTGAAGAAGTACCTGCTGAAGAACCTGTGAAGGATGAAGCAATGGCCAAAGTAGAACAGGCCATGGGTGACCTTGAAAAGAAAGTTGAAGAACTTGCTGCCAAGGTAGAAGAAATGGCAAAGAAAAATGAGGAGATGAAACAAGCAGTACAATTGTCTGCTGTGGTTATCGAATCACTAGCCAAAGAACCAAGTGACAAAGCAATCTCTGCACCTAACTCTTTCCACAAGGCAATCAAAGTAGAGAAGGAAGACAGATTTGCGAACATTCAAAAAGCATTTCAAATTTTAAAACAAAAATAAAATGGCCTTAGATTTATCAGCTTTAACTAACTATGTGAAGGAGAATGAATTGCAGCTTACTTCTGCTGCTATCTTCTCTGCAAAAACTGCTTCCTTGATCGAAGCAAGAGGAAATGTCCAAGTAGGTATCAAATCTGCTGAGACTATCAACATCATGACTACCGATGCGGTATTCCAAGCAGGTGGAACTTGTGGTTTCAACTCAAGCGGAACTACTACCATCACTCAAAGAACTTTGACAGTAGGTAAGATCAAAGTACAAGAATCAATCTGCCCTAAGACTTTTGAAGCAAAATACACTCAAAAGGCTTTGCGTGAAGGTTCTTCCTATGACTACATGGCTTATGCATCTGAGTACTCTGCACAGAAAGTACAGAGAATTGGTGCTGCTTTGGAAACTGCTATTTGGCAAGGTGACACCACTTCTCAGACTGCGAACCTTAACAAGTTCAATGGCTTGATCAAAATCATTGATGACCTAGGTTTCGGTGGTGCAGGTGATCCTGTAAAAGGAAATACTTCCAACTTGACTACTTTGACCAAGGCAAACGTAGAACAGGCTGTAGATGAGATTTTCGCCGCTATCCCTGCTGCCCTTTTGGACAAGGATGATGTAGTGATCTTTGCAGGAAATGACACCTTCAGAGAATATGTACTTGCATTGCGTGATTCTAACTTGTACCACTACCCTGTAGATGCTGCCAACATGGAACTAGTAATCCCAGGTACTTCTATCAAATTGATTGGTGTGAATGGATTGAACGGAACAGACAAGATGTTCGGTCTTTCTATGAGCAACTTGTACCTAGGTACAGATATGCTTAACGAGCAGGATCGATTCGAATTGTTCTACGCTAAAGAAGCGGATGAAATGAGATTCGTAGTTGAATTCAAGCTAGGTGTTCAGGTTGCATTCCCTGATGAGGTAGTGTATTGGAAATTGCACGTTGCTTAATTAAAATTTCGGGGAAGGGATTGGCCTTCCCTATTCACACTCTAAATTGAAAAAAATATGCCTTGTGCCTTAACTCAAAATTATACCCTTGACTGCAAAGATTCTCTTGGTGGTTTGAAGGAAGTATACTTTGCAGCAGTAGAGGATGTGGCTTCTTGGACAGGTTCAAATGGCACTTTCACAGGTGTCACTATGGATGCTAACAAGTATTTTTGGAAGTACGATCTTGTAAAAGAATCTTCCAACTTTGCTGAAGCAGTCAATACCAATGTTCAGAATGGCACAGTATTCTATGCTCAAACTATTGAAATCATCCTTAACAAATTACAAGTAAACACCCGAAATGAGATCCTTCTACTTGCTAAGAATAGACTCGTAGCAATCGTGAAAGATAACAATGACAAGTTTTGGGTACTTGGTAAGGATAACGGCCTAGATCTTACAGGTGGCGGATCTGCTACAGGTACTGCCTTCGGTGATCGTAATGGCTACACATTGACCTTCACAGGCAATGAGAAAGAACTAGCACCACTATTCACAGGAGTTCCTCCTTTGGATTAAATATTTGGTTTGTAGTTTATGTGAAAAGCACCTTCCTAGTGGAGGTGTTTTTTTTTGTGTACATGGGTAGGCTTTTTAATATTTAAGGATATGGTTATTATTCAAAAAGGAGAAGCGAGTACTATCTATATTGCCCTATTCGATAAGAGGCAAACGAGCAGCAACACCTATACCTTCCTATTTCAGCATGAGGTGACAAAGGAAGAAGTGACCTTAAACCTTACAGATGTGAGTCAATTTAAAGATAGATACTCAGAATTCAATATCCTACTAGCATCTTTTCAGAATAGCACTGTAGGCTTTTGGCGGTACTATGTAACTCAGGCAGGAAGTGGTGCAAATATTATAGCCACAGGCAAAATGGAATTGACAGCACCAAACCTAAGTACTTCAGGAGTGGTCAGATATGACGGCTACAATGGAAACTACAAAACATACACAACAGCATGATAAAGTTTTTCAAATTTGACCAAGTACCCCTACCTATTTACAAGGAAGTAAAAGGAAAGGATTGGATATACTATGGGGAAAGAAATGACTATCCAAACTACCTACTAAGAATCTACAATAATTCAGCAAAGCATAACGCTATTGTTACAGGTAAGGTAGACTATATCTGTGGGAATGGATGGGATGTGAAGTCTGATGATCTGATGGAGAAAGCCAAGGCTTATGGATTAATTGACAAGGTCAATTCATCTGAAGAATCCTTGAATGAGTTAACTAAAAAGATAACCACAGATTTGACCATATTTGGAGGCTACTATCTTCAGGTGATTTGGACAAAGGCAACGGGTGAGATTGCAGAACTCTATCATGTAGACTACTACAAGGTCAGAACGAACCTAGACAATAGTGAATTCTATGTATCCGACAATTGGATCAAGAATGATAATGTCAACCCAAGACCTGATTTTGAGACATTCCCTGCCTTCGATCCAAACAATAGAACAGGATCACAAATTCTCTACTTCAAAGAATACAGAGCAGGTGCAAATACCTATTCCCTTCCTGACTACAGAGGTGCGATCTCCTACATTGAACTAGATATCTCTATAGGTGAATACCACCTGAACACTATAAACAATGGGATGTTCTCAAGCAAGTTGATCAACTTGAATGGGGGTAAGGTATCCCAGGAAGAAGAGGATAGAATCGAAAGACAATTCAAAGACAAATTCTCAGGGTCTAAGAATGCAGGGAAATTCATGTTGGCATTCAATGACAGCAAAGAGAATGAGCCTTCAATAGTAGACCTATCAGGTACTGAATTGGACAAGCATTTTGACCTTTTGAATAAGACTGTACAGCAGGAGATTTTCTCAGGTCATAAGGTGACAAGCCCTATGCTTTTTGGTGTGAAGACTGAAGGGCAACTAGGCGGTAGAGCGGAACTCAGAGAAGCATCTGAACTATTCCAAAACACCTATGTGAACGCAAAACAGCGAAGCCTAGAAGAGACCATCAATTATTTGTACAAGTTCAATGATGTTACGGCAAAGCTAGAACTTAGAAAGACTGAGCCTATCAACTTTGAATTCTCTGAGGCTATCATTTCTGCAAATATGACACAGGAAGAGATCAGAGAAAAACTAGGTCTTTCTCCAATTGAGAAGAAGGAATCAGCAGGATCACAGGACATCATTAACTCTTTGAACAGCCTTTCTCCTTTGATTGCTACCAAGGTAGTTGAATCAATGGATGTGAACGAATTGCGTGGCCTTATTGGGCTTCCAATCAAAGCAGACATAGTCACACCTACGGCAATCAATGAAGCCCCTGTAGGAGAGCCTAATGCCTTCCATGACCACAAGCACCTGACCTGTTCAATCTCTGATCATGATGCTGAGATCCTCAAGAAGTTTGAAGGCAAAGGATTGTCTAGAGATAAATTCAAAATCCTAGAAAGCAATAAGATGTTCTTCAGCAGCATGGATGAGTTTGTGAAAGAAGAACTCTTCGCAGAATACATCTTGAATGAGGTGCAAAGAAATATCTTGAAGCAGATTCAGAATGATCCTGCGGTAACAATCCCACAGATTGCAGAAGCTACAGGAATTGATGAAGCATCAGTCATTGGAAGAATCAACACCTTGATAGATGACAATGTGATTGAAGAAAAGATTGACAGGGTAGGTCAAGTGACTCGTAAAGTTACCCGGACAGGTGAAGCAGCAATCAAAAGACTTCAACCTGTGACTTCCTTCCGAGTGCTTTACTCCTATGAGGAACGCAAGAATGTACCTGCTGCAAAAAGCGGAAGCAGACCTTTGTGTGATAAGTTGTATCAAGATGGAAACAGCCTTCTATTCACACGGGAAGAGATTCAAAACATCTCCAATCAACTAGGATACTCTGTATTCCAACTTTGTGGGGGATGGTATAGAAATCCAAATACAGGCAGAACTACCCCATACTGCCGACATGAGTGGGTTCGTAATGTAGTAATTGAAAAGACATCAAGATGAGTGCAAATGTTCTAATGATTTCGGAGCAGTCCTTCAAGGACTTCACAGTAGCAAGTGCAAATATTGACTTGAAGAATGTGACACAGGTCATCAAGATGACGCAGGATAGATATATTCATCCTATTCTAGGGACTGCACTCTATGATAAGATCCTGTCCTTGATTGTGGCAGGTACTATCGGGCAAGGTGGCAATGCTGTATATAAGACTTTGCTAGATTCCTACATCACGGATACCCTATTCAACTATGTCCTAGGTGAATTGCCTATGGCATTGCAGTACAAATTCGTAAATAAAGGGGTAGTGAAGCGGAAGTCTGAGAATATTGAAGAGCCTACCTTCGCAGAATTGCAGTCAATCAGCCAATACTACAAAGGATATGCTGAGTGGTATGCTGAAAGGACTATCAATTATCTGTGTGCGAATTCTACCCTATACCCTGAGTACCTGAACCCAGGATCTGATGTGACTACTATTCAGCCTGTATCTAATCAGTACAAGGTAGCTATCAATCTAGGACGGGGTGACTATGAAGATCACAGACCATACTCAGAAAGATACCAAGGCAACCGATACAAAAAACCTTTCTAAAATATGGCCTATTCCAAGAACGAAAAGAAACTCAAGGAATATCTAAGCAAACAAGATGACTCTAAGCGAACTAGTAGCAAAACTAAAGGCAATACAGGAAGCCCATCCAATGATCCGAACCTTCGGAGAGGGTGATATCTATGACTATGTAGATAATGGCGGAGAGATCGAATACCCTGTCCTTTGGGCTGTGGTAAGACCTGCCCAATATTCTACATCCGTAATCAGATACAGGGTAGTCCTTTTGTTTGCTGACTTGCTAACTGAAGATAAGTCAAACAGGCTACAGATACAATCCGATCAGATGCTTGTGGCTTTGGATGTTCTAGCTAAATTAAAGCTAGATACAGCCTTTTCCTTCAACCCTTCTACAAACGCAAACATTGAATTCTTTCAAGAGCGATTCGATGACTTCACAGCAGGTGTATCTATAGAGATAGAGATATCATCTCCTGTACCTTTGAACCTTTGTGCAATTCCTACCACTTAAAAAAAATGAATGTCTTCCAAAAGGATGAAATAGGTCTTCCCTCCACACTAGTAGCAATTATTGCCAACATCTTTCAGGCTATTGACTTGATGGATTTGAATGTCTTCTTGACTATCATCATCTCACTCCTGTCAATAGTGTGGCTAGTGTTTAAAATCAAAAACGAGAAAGCAATTTTTGAAAGCAGAAAGAAAGATGAAGAAGGGAAGTAGTGTTCAGATCAAAATCACCTTTGGAAAGAGAAAAGGAGGCAAGGCTAAAAAGGCCTATTCAAAGGCATTGAATAAACCTAAAAAGTACAGAGGTCAAGGAAGATGAAAAGAGCCATAAAATATATTGCCATACACTGCACCGCAAGTCCACAAACAGCAACTGTGGCAGCGATTCAAAGATATTGGAGGGATAGCCTTGGATGGAAGTCCCCAGGTTATCACTTGCTGATAGAACCTAATGGAACGATCCACAGGCTGCTTGATTTTAACGGCATAGCAAACGGGGTAAGGGGATTCAACAAAGAAAGCATTCACATCTCCTACATTGGTGGTGTAGATAAGAATGGAAGACCTGTAGACAATAGAACTGCTGTGCAAAAAGAAGCGATTTTATTGTGCATAAATGAGGTTCTTGAGTGGTCAGATAATAAGTGCCTGATCATCCAAGGTCACAGAGATTTTCCAAACGCAAATAAGGCTTGTCCTTGCTTTGATGCAAAGGCAGAATACAGAGGCATAGTATGAAAGCAATACTAGAATTCAATCTACCTGAAGAGGATCATGAGTTCCTAAATGCTACACAAGGTGCAAAGATGAAGTCTGTGCTTTGGGAGATGCGTGAATATCTACGGCACAGGCTAAAATATGAGGACTACAACAATGATGAATTTGAAGTCCTAAATGATTGCCAATGCAAACTGACTGACCTTCTCTTTGAGGAGAACATAGACCTAGATCAATGAAGATAAAGAACATAAAAGCATGGAAGACTACAGCCCTAGGAATTATACTAATTGGGGCTTCTATTGCATCCGTATTTGTCAAAGGCTTATCTTGGTCTGATGCATCCTTCGGGATCGGTATAGGACTAGTCCTAATCTTCAGCCCTGATACCATCTTGAGCAGGTTTGAAAAGTTTGTAAAGTAGAAACCAAACTATTCCTAAATGGAATTAACTAAAATAGCACGTAATGTGCATTCCCTTGCATTAAGCAAAGAGGAAAACCGAATTGCCCTTTTGTCTGACATACACTGGGACAATCCAAAATGTGATAGGGATATGCTCAAGAGACATCTTGACTATTGCCTAGAAAATCAAATCCCTGTATTTATCAACGGAGACTTTTTTTGTTTGATGCAGGGTAAGGGCGATCGAAGAGGAAACAAAAGCGACATCAGGCCTGAACACAATAACGCAAAGTATTTGGATAGCATAGTTGAAACGGCTGTAGAATGGTGGTCACCTTATGCATCAATCTTGACTGTGATCGGGTACGGAAACCATGAGACTGCGATCATCAAATACCAGGAAACAGATTTGCTTCAAAGATTTGTAGATCTGATGAACTACAAAAACAAGAGCAACATCTTCACAGGTGGATATGGTGGATGGATGATATTTAAATATGAGGTAAGACCAAGCACTAACATGACCAAGCACATGAAGTACTTTCATGGATCAGGTGGAGGTGGAATAGTCACCAAGGGTGCAATCAACTTGACACGAGCCTTGGAGACCTATGAGAATATGGATGTATTTGTGATGGGTCACATTCATGAGAACGCTAGTAGAAATGATGTAAGGGATTGCCTGTACTATAACCAAGGAAAGAGAGCCTACGAACTACAGCAGAAGCAGATCCACCTTGCTATCACAGGAAGCTACAAGGAAGAATATGGTGATGGTAGTCATGGATGGCATATTGAAAGGGCTGCACCTATTAAGCCTGTAGGCGGTAGAATTCTTACCCTACATGGCAGAAGATTTGTGAAGGATGGATCTGAGAATCATGAATTATTGGTAGACTCACATAAGTTCCCACTATGATAGACAGCGACAAAACCAAGATAGCAGCAGTCTCTTTTTTGATTGGGGTGATAGTAGCTATTATCCTATTCCCTAAGAAGGAGATAGAGACAATCTACAAGACCAAAATTGATCGATTGACTGATACCCTATACATCACAAGCAAGGACACCATCTACATCCCAAAGACTAAGATAAAAACCCAGGTTATAAGGGATACAATACTGATCGATTCTAAGCCTAAAATTAAGGCCTTTGAGACCACTTTTCCTTTTGAGCATGGAAGTACTAAGGTAAGCGGAGAAGTCCTTGGAGAAGTCCTTAAAATGACTGCTGTGAATGATTACACTTTACCTGTAGTGACTAACACTATCACAGAGACAAAAAAAGAGACCATAGTAGTCAAACCAAAAGGAATCTACTTAGGTGCAGGAATCAATTCCTTGCTTCGGCCTAGTGGGAAAATTATCTACCTAGATAACAAGTACCTGTTTGAATACAACTACAGCCCTATGGATGGTGTGCATCATGTGGGTGTATCTAAAAAACTATTTTGATGTGGATTGAAATAGATGTAATGCTACAAGGCACTTCCCTAGATTGGAAAGAATTAGGCCTTGACATCAAGCATGAATTTGTCCGTAGAATGGTCAGGCTTCAGGACAT